TGACGTTTCAGCAACGCGCCACGCTCCATGGGTTTTTCAACATGGCAGCCACAGCAGCGTGGGCCTTACCAACGCCTGAAACCGAAACGTACCTTTCGATTGAGGATGTCCGAGAATGGGCAGCATCATGGGCCTTAGGGGGGCTATCCGGGATCAAAAGCGGATGGTTCAAACTCAAGGTGCTCAATATCACTCGGATGCGTACTTTCCTTCCGGTATTTCGCTTGCCAGAGCACTTTTCCTGGTATGTGAAGTCCATCAAAGTTCATAGTTTCAGTGGAATGAAGTCCTTGACCACCATGCTTGAGGACGGTACCATTGAACAGATGACGAAGGATTTGTGTGTGTGTGACCACTTGGGGCAGTGTAACAACTGCTCAGAAGCGAGGGACGTTGAATTCGTCTACCCACTCCTTATTACCTCCGGCTTTTTGTACGCTCCAGCAAACGGCAACGCTTCGTTGCTGATGGCTCTGGTGCGACGCAGCTTGGCAGATCCGACAAACGGGGCGCTATCTTCCCCGCTTACTGAGCGTCTTTTCTATTCCTTCATCACAGGAAACCTTTCAGAGGCCCGAGAATGGATGGGAAATCAACCGCTCCGGTTACTTGATCTGCCCACGCATGAGCAATGCGCTGCCGCCATGGGCGGAGCTAAAGGCCGAAATTATCTAGACACCTACGATCGCATGGAAAATGGCACCGCTATCTTTAAGAAGACAGTTCAGGAGAAATGGAATGAACAAGTCAAAGGAAGCAACGGTATTAAGCCGCGCCTGATCTGCGCCGTCACAACTGACTACCAGATCATGACCATGCAAGCCGCTCGGGAATTGACCAGAGTGGTGAAAGAATGGTTCAACGGTGAACGGATTTTTGATGTCGGAAATATGAGAGTGAGAATTTGTGTGGCTGATGCTACCCCGCAAAACATGAATGTGTACGGTGAACGCATGTTAGATGCTGTTCCCTTTTTGATCGTCTCCGGTGACGACTCTGCATATTCTAGCGGCGGCACAGTCCACCCACCCTTCATTTCCAAGTTTGGCGAAGGAGATTTTGAGCAATTTGACCAGACCCAGTTTCTGCCCTTGTGGCGGGCTCTGGAAGAATGGACTACCA